CTGCTCTCGGCCGCAGCGTTCTCGGGCTCATTGGGCTCATGGCTGTTCTCGCATGTGCTTCATTTCGTACAGCAGTTTCGTCTGCTCGGTGACGGCCTTGCTGATCTCGCTCTGCCACACGCTGAAGCCGCTGCTCGCCGGTCGGAGGGTGCGTGGGGAGAGGGGCATGGTCAACCCTTGACGCAGACGGTCATGGCGCAGGTTGTTCCACCTGTGATAATGGGAGCCACAAACGGAAAGCCAAAGCAGGCGTCCGGAATCGGCAGGCAACCAACCGTCACAGAGGTGGTGACCGCGGAGCCATCGGCGTAGATCGGCCTGGGGACGTCTTCAGCCGCAGCGGCGGCATGCCAAGAAATCTGGGTGGCGCCACCAGTGTTGCCGATGATCACGCCTCCGCCGGCATAACGGCCAAAGGGGAATCGCGGAGTGCTGCTAGTGGCCGAGGCCGTGGAGGCAATAAGGACGGACCCGGTCGTAAAGTGTCTGGCGATCTCGCTCATCGGTTCTTGACCCTGTAGGCGTGTTTCTCAATCACTCGTTCGCGAATCTCTTCCGTCTTGGCGGAGGGGTTGCGTCTCTTTTCCCGACGCACCTCATCTCGGACAATGCTCTCGGAGATCAGTTTCCTCTGGGGCGGGGCAGGGCCGGGGTCGTAGTTCACACTGCCGGCCACCGCCATGCGGCGCTTCTTCGCCACCCGAAGGACGTCGTCGTTGGACGACACCCAGGCTTCGGGATCTCGCCAACCCCGGCCGTCAGCCACTCCGCCGCAGTAGTACTTGCCAGAGATGTTGATGCCGGCCTTGCGGGCCTCGGCGGCCACGTACTTGGCCTGCCGCTCGGGCATGTCGTTGAGCTGCTGGTTGTTCATCCGGCCTTCCATGTAGGCCCGGTCGGTGCCCTTGGTCCCTGGAGGGCATTGCAGCGCGACCATAATGGCCCACCGCTCCCCGTAGGGCAGGGCCTTGGTGTAGGTGTCTTCTGCTTCGCGTCCGAGTTGACGGACCTCAAAAGGGATGTCCATAAGAAACTACTGTCCCTGCGGGGGTGGAGGCGGCTCTTGTGGGCCAGGAGGCGGAGGAGGGGGAGGAGGCGGCGGGACGACAAACCCCGACACATCCATCTGGTTGACCTTGCCCCACGCGGCCATGAGGCCGTTGAACAGGTCGGGCTGTCCGGCCTGCAGCATGCCCTGCGCCACGGGCATCATGACCTGCATGAAGTTGTTCATGTTTTCGGTGCGAGTGGCGATGTTTGGCTTCCGCATGCTGCCGGCTTCGACGCGGTAGGAGTACTCCCGAACAATGGCCTCGGGATCCTCGCTCTGCACGTGCATGGCCCACGCCTGGGCTGCAAGGTTGCCAAGGATCGGCGCGACGTCCTGCGGGTAGATCAGCCACCTTGCAAGCAGCGCTTCCTTGCGGGCGACCTCGGACAGGGCGTCCTCCAGCGTGTTCGCATAGTCGTCGGGCCTGACCGAGATTTGCTCGCTCTTCACGGCAGCTTCAGCAGCACTTCGGAAGGATGCCCGCGACATGCCGTAGATGAGTTCTGTCAAACCCACCCGGCGGTCAAAGAGCGCGGTGACCTCGGCGATGATGTTCCACATGTCCGAGGTAACGCCGGGCATGTTGAACACTGACAGAACGTCGTTGACCGACCGGCCGATGGCCTCGGAGATTTCAACGATCTTGAAGCCGCCCTCGTTCTTCTCAAGGATCTTGGCCTTGAGATCAGGATCCGCGGCCTTGCTGACGCCGATGAGCGTCTGGCTGGAAGTCGCAATCCTCGTCGCCAAGAACGACATCGCCCAGTTGATGAATCGCAACTCCCCGATCCCCGGGCGGATCAGAGAGATAGGCCAAGAGTAGCCGGGCTTGCCGTGCCACCCGAGCAATGTGAACGGCCAACCGTTGGGCTCCGCCCAGAAGGGGATGGGCCACTGGGCATTCATGAACATCGTCGGCGGCACGCCGGTTTCGTCCACCTCTTCCGCCAACATGGCCGGCGGGACATTCAGGGGGAAGTCCACCCCCTCGGCGACGACGATGTAGCAGTTCGGCCCAAGGGCGTCGAACTTGCCGCGCAGATCCTTGTCGGCGTCCTTGAGCCGGTCGCCAAAGCCGGTCTTGGAGTAAATCTCCCAGTAGCAGATCAGGTCGTTGGTCTTGCCGGTCTTGCGCTTGTATTCATACCCGCGTTCGCCCTCGTCGGCGCGCTCGGAGTACGACTCCAGATGTCCCTTGAGGTCGTCTCGGGACACGCCAAACTTGGCGGCGGCTTCGTCAAGTGGCTGGACCCTGCGACGGGCGGCCCAGCGGATGTCCTCATACTCGTCTGCGTCCGGATCCCAGACAAGGTTGTCAATGGAGTCGAAGAACGAGCCGGCCAGTTTGGTGTTCGCCCCGGGGGGCGTGTACAGCTCATGCCACCACACTGAGGCGCCCTTGATGAACGCCTCCTCAACCACCTTCCGCGAGTGCCGCTTGAGATCCAACTCGTTCGGGGTGTAGTTCAGGTAGTCCTCAAGGAGCTTGCTGACGACCTTCCGACGCTCCTGCATGAACTGCTGCTGCTGGACGGCCTGCTGGTATGCCATGACTTGGGGGTCTGGCATCATCACCGGCTGGCCGTCTGGACCGATGACGGGCCCGTTGGGCCCCATCTGCGGAACAGGAGGCCCGGGGTTCACCCCCAAGAGCGCAGGGCCAACCATGGGATAGTCCCGCGGGTTGACCGTCCGAGCCGGGTTCCGGTGGTGGATCACCGCGGTAAAGAGACGAACAGCCTCCCACACGCGGTTGACACTCATCCGGAACGCCGGCGCGTCCAGCCCACGGTTGTAGCCGCGTTCCCCTCGCGCGTAGGCGTCCTTCCACATCGCATCGGGGTCTGACGCATAGAACGCCATGGCCTCCGATGCGTCATCGTTGAAGGGCTTCTTGTGCTTCTCGGCCTGCTTGATGCACTCAAGCCACCGCTTCACAATGGGGCGCAGGGGATTGTCGTCGGCCATCAAAGTCTCCTACTGACCAATGCCCTTACTTGGCCTTTTTGGGGTCAATGGCCTCCAGCTTTCGCTCCAGCATGGCCACCTTCTCGGCCAAAATGGCCATCTTGGGGTCACGCGGCTTGGTTTCCCAGAAACCAAAACGCTTCCAGTCAGGGAACTCGTTGACCCCGGGATCGGTGACATGGTGGACCGAGGACTTCTCGGTCCCGCCCAGGCTCGGGGCGATCACCCAGATCGTCAGCGTCCGCGACGACACCTTGGTCACCACGCCGATGTTCGGCTCGGCGTCATGGTGAGGATAGAACAGAACCCACTCACCCAGCTCGGCAGACGGCATCTGATATTCGCTCATCGCGCTTTTCCTATTGGCCCCAAGATGACACAGGGATCCCTGGACTCACGCTGACGGCGTCGGCGGTCAGCCTGCCACTTCACCCACCAAGGCTCGGGGCCGTATGTCCTGGGGGGAGTGTGGTATTTCGGTTCGTAGGCGCAGAGGTACTCAAGCGTCTGGCAGGCATGGACCTCGCCCCTGGTCTGGGGCTCGTCGGTCACAAACACCTGCCCGTTGACGGTGGTCGTCTTCTTGCGGTAGCGGCGCATCTCGCGGAGAAGATTGGGGCATGCGCCGCTCAGGAAGCGGAGTTTAGTCGTCCCATCCCCGCGGATATGAAGCATCTGACGAACAAGCGCGGTGCGGGCTGCGATGTCGTCGGAGCCCGGGATGAAGTTCGTCCCGCCAATGTGGAACTTGAGCCCCCGCTTCTTCAGCTGTTCGGAGTACAGCTCATGGGGAAGCCGCCCAGACCCGAGGTCACGGAGCGACCCGCCGTGCATGTCCAAGATGCCGCAGTGGATGTGCTGCTCTTGGGCCTTCTTCCAGAACTCCTCGCCCCAGATCAGGGCGTTGCAATTGCGGATGTACAGCTCGTCGTAGACCAGGACGAACTTCTCGTCGGGGGGCACTGCGGCGAATATCGTCGCCATCACCGCATGGCCAGGGTCGATGGAGACATACCGAGTCCAGTTCGCCGGCACCCGCCCATCGGGAAGCTCCGACCGCTCCATGACATGCACGGATGGATTGAACGACGGGTACATGAGCGTGGACTCGGTGGTGAACTCGCCCTCGGCACGCATGCGGAGTTCGTCTTGGCCGAGGGACGACCAGCGTTCGATGTTCTTCTTCTTTTCCTCTTGGTCGATGTGCGCGTTGTCCAAGAAGCGAAGGACAAACTTCCGGATGATCGCATCCTTCTTGCCTTCCTCCTCGGCGCGGTCGGCACGCTCGCACAGCCCCAAGAGCGCGTCATTCTTCGACCACGGCATGGCCGACCACACAAATCGCCCCTTGCGGTCAGAGAGCCGGGCCTGCATTTCACCGATCCACCGCTCGTTGGAAACGTCCTCGTCGATATGGACAAGATCTGCTTGGAATCCCTGCGGCGGCTCACCCTCGGAGGAGAAGCAATAGATCGTCCACCCGTTGGTCAGCTCGGCCTTGTTGAGGTAGCCGGCGTTCTTCTGTGTCCACGCCATGTCCTTGATCATCCGCGGCGGGATCAATGGAGGGGCAGGCTTGGACTCCTTCTTGCGGGCCTCGTCCGTGCTGGGGTTGAAGGCACGCCACTTGCCCGTGACCTCGTCTTTGATGATGCGGAACGCGCCGGCCTTGAAGAGCATGGGGTAGACCACCATGCCGATGTGGGTCCAGCCCTTGCCGATGATCACCAAGTTTCCGCCTTCCTTGGGATACTTGCCGTGCGGGTCTTGGCCAGTGGCGGCGCGAGCGTCCTCAATGAACGTACACGCAGACTTGCCGCTGCGGTTGCCGCCGATTACCAGTCGCTCAGAAGCCATGCAGGCGTGGAACTCTTCTTGCTTTGCCATGGGAACCCACAGACGCAATGCCTCTAGGCGGCGTTCGGCCAGTTCGGCCTGAACGTCCTTCATCTGCGACAGTGCGTGCTGCGTAAGCCCGGCGACCGGGCCTTCAGGCACTGGCGGAGGCGGGATCTTGGGGTGTCGCTTTTTCATACTCGCCGCAGCTATCCGTGCGCGGGGTCACCGGGTAAGCGCAGGTGTTCTCGTTCAGCCAGCTTGGCGGGAACCTCTTGCACAGGCCGATCCCCGCTTCCTGCATCTCCTTGTTCAGCTGGTGCCACCAGCGGCAGGTTTCGCACTTCATCAACCACCTCTACTTTCTGCATGGTCATAGCGGCCTCCAAGACTTGCCGCCGCAGTTCAGCCTCAAGCTCCTCTTCGCTCATCAGCTCAAGCGGCTTCTTGGCGCCGCCCATAGCCGTGTTGCCGACGATGAGTCGGACAACGGAATCAAGCATCTTGGTTCGGAACGCACCACCAACCGGCGCGTCGTAGTACTGCTTCATGTACATGTTCGCGAACCCTCGCACGCCACCGGAGTACTCCATGAGGCACTCCAGCAGCTCAGACGAGTGGGGGATGTTGGCCCCGCCGATCCTGGCCGCGGCAATGAACAGATCAACCGCCCCGCGTTCAATCTCCTCCAGCTTCTTGTTCCGCTTGCCCTTGCGGTCTTGGCGGATCTTCTTGTTGCGGCACTTCCGGCAGCGGGAGTGAAAGCCGTCCTTGGCCTTGTGGAAGTTTGCCGTGGTTGCGGGAAGCGACGTCCCGCAGCTGATGCAGACCTTATAGTCGGACACTCTGAATCCACGCCATGTTCTTCCACCGCACCCACTCGGCGAGCATCTCTGCTGGCAGAGTCTCGGTGTCATCAACAACGATGATGCCGCCATTTCCCATGCGGCTGCGGAAGTGCTTTATCTCGCGGCCAACAACATCCGGCTCATGCGAGCCGTCTAAATACACAAATGCGTAAGACGATTCGCCGCGATCTGTTGACATGTATTGGTCGGAGGTCATCTTGAGTAGAGTCGCTTTGCCCGAATGAGGGCTTGCGCTGATAACAGATTCCATGCGGCGCCGCATGTCATCGTCATACTCGGTTGTGATCGGACCATTGGGGATGCGGTACGGGATTGCGCCGTATGGATCAATTCCGTAGACGGCCGTGCTGTTTGGATGCTCAACAGCCATCAGAAGCGAGCCGCCCTCGCGATTGCCAACCTCCACAAAGACGCCCTTGGGTGCTGCGTCCATGCGCTCGCGAAGCCACGCCATCTTTTCTTCGTTTCCATCCGACAGTGCCGAGTATCTGGCGACGGAAACAACGCTGGGCCGGGCGCTGGGGTTTCCGAAAATGGCCTTGCCGCCATTGAGTTCAACCAGCGTGGCGCCGGCTTCGTAGTTGCACTCCCAGCAGTCCTTGAGCTTGGCGCTGACATCCTTGGCTTGGATGTATTGCGGCTTGCCCACGCACTTGGGCTTCCAATGACCAGCCCAGGCGTCCCAGTTGCAGTACACCGGGTTGAAGCCCAGCTTCTGCGTGCCGACAAGCGAGACATCCCGGGTCATGGTGACGTCTTCGGTCGATGCCTTGTCAGCCTGGAAGCGGTCCTTGAATTCGTAATAGAACCACGGCTTGTCCTGATCGTCTTTCGGTTCCGTAAGGTCAAAGACCCGCATGTCGTACATGATCAGGCCGGTTGGCAGAGCGGCGCATTCCTGAATGCCCGACATCTTCACGGCCGTGTGGCGGTCGTACATTTCCAATTGGAAGTCTGGGTTCGGGTGGCCGGTCTGGATGTTCTGCCACCGGAACACGTACACGCACTCCACCGGAGGAGGACCGCAGTACGGAACGCCGATGATGCATGGGCCCTTGTGGTAGTGGTCCACCAAGAAGTCGAACGACGACTGGAAGAACGGCTTGGCGTCTGGCTGGCCCGCGTTGGTGTCGGGCTTCATGTCCGAGTCGATCATCACCAAGACATCCACGCCGAACTCCCGGGCCTGCAGGACGGCGCGGTTTCTGGTCATGGTGATCGGCGTGTCCGCGAGGTTCCAGACGCGGATCTGGTCGATACGCGGGTCGCGGGACAGCTCCACAACCAGCGGTGTCATCCATTCCCGAATGTCAGGGACTTCGGAGGAGATGCCGCCGTTGCCGCCGTAGGAGAAAGTCACAAAGCCGACGTTGAACTTCTGCTGCATAGTACACCTCGGGGGGAGTGTGCAGTGTACGAAAGTACACTCATTTGGTCAAGTGACTTATCGGGCCAACGCTTGGTTGCGTTTCATGTCCCGGCGGCCCGATCTGCCGGCCGGATATCCAGCGACGGCTTGCTGCGATTGGCGAATCCTCTCGTTGAAAGCTGACTTCTGTTTTGCAGAAAGCCCAGGCGGGTAGGTAATGCCAGTTTGCTGCATCTGACGCATCGCTTCGGCCTGTTCGGACGAATGCAGGCTGCGGCCGGGCTGCGCAAATGGGTTTTCGTACGGCGTCCCGCGCGACGGCGGAGCGACTGGGTTTGCTTGGCTGGGCCGGGACGGAGGCATCATCCCCCAGTTGCCTACAAAGAAGTCGTCCTCGGCGGGGCGTGGCGGCGGCGAGGGCTGTCGCGGCGGCGGTGCGGGAGGGCCGTCCCCAAATCGCGATACGTCATAAGAAACTACGCCACTCACCGGGTTGGGTCGCCACTTCCACTGTCCGTTACTGTAGGTAACAGCCTTGCCGGTTCCGGGGTCAACGCGGATGGTGCCCTCGGCCGGCGGCTGATTCGCGGGCTGGGTGGGGCGGTACGGCGTCCCCTGAGACGGCGGAGCGATGGGAATGGCTTGGCTTGGGAGCCCATAATTGCCGTATTCGTACCCGGCAGTACCTCGGGGCCGCTGCGGGGATCCCTGAGCCTCCATCTCCGCAATCTGTCTGCGAAGTCCTTCGGCCTGCTGCGCGTACTGCTCCGCGGCGCCGGGGAAGGCTTCCCCCCACGTTCTCTTCGCTTCGTCCCACATGCGCGGCGGAGACGCCGCATCGCGCTCCGCCTTATCCAGTTCGTCACGCAGTCGGGACAACGGAAATTTCCCCCCCACCCAGCCGGTCCCCGGGCGAGGAACGGTGCCGGTGTCGGCGAACTCCTCGCCGGTCTGGGGGTTGTGCCAGTAACTAACCACCATGAGCTTGGGGCCGCCCGGGTTTGGGTCGTAGAAGTCTCCCGCAATTTCGTTTATAGATCGCGTGCGACGTTGCGGGGCTCCCCAGCCGGGGAGGCCCTGGTCGCGGTCGTCCACCCCGTCGCCGTTGATGTCAGGGAAGCCCATTACTGTCCCGATACCGCCGCGGAGTTCTGGAGGCGTGCCGTACCCGGGCGCTGGTCCCTGCTGCCCGCCCATGCCGTACCCGTCGTTCATCGTTCCGCCGGGGTAGTAGGCGGGCTGCTGGTAGTAGCCGTTCCGATTGGCGAAGTTGCCGTAGGCTTGAGTGCGATAGTCTTCAGGAGTACCCGGGGCGAACGACATGCTGCCGGCGAACAGATCCCCCTGAGCGTTGACGAACGGCGACTGGCCTTGTCCCGCTGGCCGGTATGCTGGGTTCGGCTCCAGGTCGTCAGTGAGCGGCAGTTTCGTTATGTCAGTACCGGGCGCGTAAATACCGTCGAACTTCGGCGGCGCCTGCACGCCGCCCAGGCCGGGGTTGTATCCCGTCATGGGCTGGCGTTGATTGGCAAACGCGAACGGATCGCCCTGACCACCAAACTGGCTATTGAGCCGCGCGATCAGGCTGTCGCCATACTCCGGTGACATGGATGGAGCGCCGCCGGCAAGACCCGCCTGCTGCATGGCAAGCTGGTAGTCGATGCCGGGATTCATTCCCGCGGCAGGGTTCGTCGGCCCGCCGGAATTGAAGGCGATCTGATTCTGCATCCGCTGCTGGTTGATCTGGTTGACGAACGCATCCCGCTCCGCAAACGGGTCCATGCTGGCCCCCCAAGGAGTCTGGGCCGGCGCCATCTGGAAAGGCGGCGGCTGCATGGGGGAGATCCGCTCATTGGCCCCCTGTGGAGCTGACCAATTGGGCGTGGCCTGACCAGTGCGTTCGTTGAAGTAAGGCGTGCCACCCGCGTACATGGTGTCGCCACCGAGCGGCAGCGGCCTAGACGGCGGTGCAAAGTCCGGACGGCGAGGGGCGCTCGGCTGCTGGCCATACTGTGGCCGCTCATTCGCGTTCGGGGCGTACGCCTGATAGGGCGTGCCCTGCGACTGCTGCTGCGGCTGCGCTTGGCCGGGCTTGTATTGATTCATGGAGGGCGGCTGCGCACCGTAGGTGTTCTGCGTCGGCCTGTTGGCCGTTGGCCGCATCATGGAACTCATCGGTCCTCCTGTTCCGTGGTGAGCGAGTCAGTGCCCATGCCGAAGCCTGTCAGCATTCGCAGGCGGGCCATGTCTGGCATGGCCTCGTCCATACGCGCCTCGGCAATGAGCTGCCGCAGGAAGTCAAGGTTTTGGATTGCTGGTTCCATATACAGAAAACGCCGCTGACAGGTTGCCCCGCCAGCGGCGTCCCCCGATTGCCCGCGAAGGGCAAAATGTCAGGTGCCGATCAGGCCGTAGTTCTGAAGGGCAGTCTTCAAGGTTCCAAAGTCCGTCACGGCCGCACTGGTTGCCCGGGTCGAACCCGTGCCACCAAAGAACGCCAGGGTGCCTCCGGTTACGCCCAGGCGGAGCGTGGTTGCCCCGACCGTGAGCGCGCTAGAGGTGCCCGTGGTGTGCCGGACGACATTGCCGATCTCATTGCCGGCCTGCTCATCAGCGAGGCCGATAATGATCTTCTGTCGAACGGAATCGTCCGCTGCCATTTAGTTGCCCCCTCAAATCTGGACGACGCTGGCGATGATGCTGACGTTGTTGGTGGTGCCCGACACCACCCGACCGATGCGGCCGACCTGCGGAGCGACAGTCACGCTGACCGTAGCCCCATAGCCGCCGGTGCCCGCCGAGTCCGTGGCGTTGGTGATGTTAGCCGTGGCAGCAGCCACAACATCACCCACAGCCACGGTCTGGCCGACAAGCAGCTCGGTCGGACCCTGAACCGTCACCCAGAACACATCATTCGCGGCAACGCCCGTCGATGGCAGGAACTCATCCACAACGCCGGCCACCGCATCGTTGGTCAGCCGCGTGTAGCCACTGACAGCGGTGAAGCTGCCAGCCGCGAACGCCACCGCCCGCTTGCCGAGCAAGGTAGCGCCCGAGCTGTTGCGGACTGCGATGCAGGTCTTCAGCCGATTGCTGCGGACCTGACCAGTTCGCGGATTGACGTCAGGGAAGGTCTTGATTTCCCCGACAATACCCGTGCCGTCAGAAGCGGACGAAACCCCGAGGGTCTGCCCAAGTGCGAACGGCGGATCGTCAAAGAGACTCATCTGTCAGTACCTCGCTTTCAGACAACGATCTTGAAGAAGTTACGCGGCGACTTGAACTTCAAGTTGCCGAGGGTCGAAACCACGTAGCGGAATTGCTGCGTCAGCTCGTCGTAAAACGGTCCCTCGCTCACCATGAGCTGGTTTTCCATGCACAGGAGTTCGATGTTGCCAACGGCAAGACCGTAGCCCGTGTTCGCGGGGACAGAATTTTCCCCCGAGATTTCCACCCCGTCCAGCTCAAACACATCGGTGAAGCCATAGCTCCGGAGGCCGTTGGTGCGGCTGACGATCACCCGCTCCTTGGCATCCAGGGCGTTGAGGAAGTCGATGTACAGGCGCCGGTCGAACAGCACCATGTCCACCTGATCTTCCTTGCTGTCGTTCCGGCGAGTCTGGTGGATCGCCTCACGCACAGCCTTCACGCAGTTGCTGGACCAGCTCGTTCCACCGAAGTAGGACGAGTCGGCGTTCACAATCACAGGGCTGAAGAAATCGAACTCCGGATCAGCGTTGCCGTTGGGCCAAGAGCCCACAGTCGGAGCCGAGCCGCCGTACGCACCCAAGACGGTCGAAAGACCGGCGTAGGTGTCGTTCGGGTAGAAGAACGGATCCGCGCCGTCAGCCGTCCGGCCCGTGGCCGCGGTGTTGACGTTGATCGTCTGGGTCGCACTCATGAACGACTCAATGCCGTGGAACCGCAGCTCGTTGCCCGACGCATAACCGTCAACGATCCATTCCTTGGCAAGGTACTGCTCCATGCTGGTGAGCAGACGGTTCGACATCTTGCCGGCCACGTTGATGAGAGCCTGGGCCGAGCGGTTCTCAAGCATCTCACGCTTGTAGATCGCGTCCGTGACCTGCGCGCCACGGTACTCAAGCTCGGCTTTCTTCCAGAGGTTCTCGCGAGCGAACGACCGCGGCGTCTCACCATTGTTACCGCTCGGGTTATGGTTTCTGTACTGGATCTCCCAGTCGAAACCGCGCCCACTCATGTTGGTGCGGATCTGACCGGCGCCCTCAAGCGCGGCAAAGAACTTGTACTTCCGCAACGACGCAATCTCTTCTTCGCGAAGATGGTTGACAATCGTCGTTGCAATAGAACGAGCCCAATCGACACTGCTACTCATCAGATGACTCCATCATTTACGAGTTGGCCGCGAAGCCTGTCCTCAAAACTCATCCTCTGGCGCGGTGCCCGAGGCTCTGTGGTTCCGGCACTACGGTTCGGGGTTCGGGTGGCGCGCTCCCGCAGGAACTCCATGTTCGACTGCGCGACCGGGTCGGCAGGGATCTGCTGCGGCACCATGGGCTGCTGCTGCATCGGGGGCATCGGCTGCGCCATCTGCGAGTGCATCTGGCGGTAGCGCAGATCCAGAAGATCGCGCTGCAGCATGCCAGTGGCGTATTTCCAGCGGGCCTCGGGCGAGGTAATCCCGATCTCGGAAGCCTGCTGGATGTACGCCTGGATAGCCTGACCTTCGCGGGAGACTTGGCCGTTCTGGTCGTACAGCCAGTCGGAGTTCTGACGCTCAAGATCCTGAACGTAGTTGCTGGCCTTGTACTGGCCGAGCTGCTTCTCCACCAG